CTAAGAGTGTTCTCCAGCCTTTATCGCGTGCCCAACGGTGTTGATGAGGCCGACGTACTTCGAATCGTAAATAGGCTTAATCAGGACCACCTCCTTGATGCAAAAATCGAGTTTGTTGAGGGGAATGGGATGATAAGGCTTCGTGCGGTTTATCGGTCGGATGCTGAAACGTTGCCTGCACGGCCGGTTGCGACTTTTTTGGACGAGGTTTTCGAGGCTTCTCTGCATGTGCGCCTCGTTATTATGGTTGCATTAAAGTCCAAGGCCAAATATCCTGAATCCTTCGAGGAAGGGTTGACGAAGCTTCGAGAGAAAACTTCGTGGGAAGATGGCGCTTTCCTATAAAATAGTGGCGAAGGAGTCGCTGTCTGGATACATATGGGGCTCGATAGCCCCATATTTTCATGTGTGTATGTGATTGTCGTCTATTAAGTGGTCTACTGCATTGTTGAGGCCGATGAAGAGGAAATATCGTTGATCCACTTCTGAATTTCTGATTCCACCCACAGTGAAAGATTACGGACCCGTCGCGGCCTCGGAAAGCTACCGTTCTTCATCATGTCGTAAATGGTTGTTTTGCCAAGACCCACCATGCCAATAACAGTCGGCAGTCGTAGCAAGCGTTCCGGCGTAGTGCTCAATTGAGATTCCCATGGTTCATGGATAGTATGGCGTGCGTGCTGGGCTGCGAACTGCATGAGCCGCACCGTTTTAACAGCCGCCCGGTTCTTTGAGTTTTACCGCTTACGCGGCAGCGGGCTTGGGGTAAAAAGCCGGGTGCGAAGTTATTCGACCATCTTCAGCGCCATTTCCAGCGTCCAGTCGGGATCGGGAAACTGCAAGATGTCATCGATCCACGGCAGGACAACCGCCAGATCTTTCTGACGCTTCACGTTTCCACTGGCGAGAACCTTCCTAAGCCATCGAGCGCCTGCTTGAACTGCCTGCATCCGCGTCGGATAGATCGTGGTGCCTGCACCCAACTTCAGTGGCGTCGATGCGAAGCTGTCCCCGAAGTTGTACATAGCCGCGCAAATCCACTGATCTGCTTTCGGTTGGGCTACGTAGATCTCCGCGATCGGCTTTTTCGTCCGCTTGCTGTTGGGCGAGCGAAGGGTATCGGTCGCGACGCAGCGACCGTCTTGATCCGGTGCCGTCACGGGGTAGATCCGTGCCTTTTGCGGAGTATCGAGGAGATCGGTGAGCGGCGAGAGTGCCGTATGGACGGCTCGAATCGTTCCGGGCGAAAGCTTGCCAAAAACTGGGTCGTGCAGGACTGCCTGTAACGCCTGCAAAAGTTGCTTTGCACACGCATCGGTGATCTTCGTCGCTTTGGGCGCGGCCGGCTCGGAAGGCTTCGTGTTGCTGGCCAGATGCTTCTTCGTGACTTTCCCTTTGCCGGCCTCCTTCGCTTTCGACAGGCCAGACACGATCCGTTCGAGCGCCTTGTCGCCGCCGTGCAGGCGGATCTGCTCGATGGCCAATGTGCCGGTGCATTGGCCGTTCCGTACGAGCTGATGCAGTTCGGCTGGTGCGCGTTCGAGCAGACCGACGTCGCGGATCGTTTGATCGGTGACGTTCAAGCGCTTGCAGATGGCGGCAAGCGTCATGCCATGAATGTCGCGCAGCTCGGCGACGGCAGCGGCCAGATCAAGCGGCGACGACTGCTTGCCGTTGTTGCTGATGTAGCCGTCGATCACCATTTCGGCGCGGTTGACTGTCTTGGCGTCACGGACGACGACCGGGATCTTGCCGATGTCCTTGCCTGCTTCGATCGCCTTGCCGGCCGCAAGGTAGCGGTGCTGCCCCTTGTATACAAACAGCAGATCCTTGCCTGCGACCCTCCGCGCGTAGCAATGAAGCGGTGAACCCTTGTCGTATCCGTTCTCGATGATGAGGGCAGTAAGGTGCGTCACCCATTCGGGATCAACGGGGCGGATGTTGTCGGACGGGTCGTAATGAAGTTGGCCGTACGGGACCATCCACAGGTCCGCTGACGTTGCGCCCGCAGCGGCTGCTGCTGCCTTCGCGCTGCCGGTCGGGATCGGCGCGGTGAGGTCGAGCTGTTGCGTGCGGTCGTCCATTACGCAACCTCCTGCGGGGCCGCCGTCCGCGTCTTGCCACGCTTCTTCGCTTTATCGATCGCGTTCGACGCCTCGACACCTGCTGCGCGCTTGACGTCGCGCAGGCGTTTGATTGCGTCGGCGCAGTTGCCTTCGTCCGGAATCGAGATCTGTCTGCGGGCAATCTCAGTGCCGTCGAGGATCAAATACTCCGTATGCACGCTGTCCGGCAGTGGGCGACGTCCGACTACGTACTTGCCGATCAGAATCGGGGTCGACGGACGACGTGCGTTCCGGTCGTATCGCGTGATGGTGTGAAGGGAGAGGGTATCTCGACGTTCGACATCGAAGAGGGGCTCGGCTTTTACTGTAATGCGCGGCATGACGGTCTCCATGACGCCGGGGCCGCTCGCCCCGGCAATGTCGGGGCATTTAGACGGTGACGTGGTAGGCGGTCGTCGGAGCGACTACCGGATCGTCCTGGAACACATTCACGACGACAAACAGCAGGGCGGCGACGACCGTCCAGCGGAAGATCTTCGATTTTTCAAAGTTGCTTTGGCGGGCGGGTTCGGACGGCGTGATGCGAGGCGTGCTTTCCTCACGAAGCCATTCGTGGCGGTCGGCGGACTGATGGTCGAGCATTTTCATGGGCTTCTCCGAAGGCTGCGCGAGCGGCAGCGATGAAGTCGAATATTAGGCATTCCTTTGTCTATTGGCAATAGGAATGCCTAACTATTTTCCCGTATCGTTGTGCTCTGCCCGCGAGTGGGCCCGGCAGAATGCGCTGGACCTTGCTGAAAGGTGTTGTATTCTTCCGATCAAATACTGTATGTTTATACAGTGGTTAAGCGAAAATATTGCCGAGGGGAGGTTGTTGCGGGGATATGTCAACAGGGGAATTGCGCTGCAAACCGGGCGATGTGGCGATCGTCAGCCGATGCCGAAACCGGTCGCGTATCGGCATGCTGGTACGGATCATCGGCCCGCATGGCAGCAATGACTTCGATTGGGATGTTGAGATCCTTGGCGGCCCGATCAGGGGGCGCGGGATACGTTCAGGGTGCGTCGGAACGCACCGCAGAGCCGCTGTATTCGACTGGAACCTTACCCCTCTTGCGGGTCAGGCGCATTCAGATCGAGAAGGTCACCGGACTGCTGTCCGCGCAGATCTTCAAACACCTTAAGGGTTTCCAGCAGCGCGATAAATGCCGTCGACGGCAATCCAAGCTTGTCTGCCTTGGCGAGTGCGTCAACTAGTGCCCGAGCATGCGTGCCGAGCGTCTCCTGTCTCTGTGGGGCGGGCGCGTTGGCTCGGCGCACCATTTGACCTTCGCCCGTGGCGAGCCACCATGGGTCAACGTTCAGGAATTCGGCCGCGAGCAGCAAGTTCGCGCCCTCCATCTTTTTGGTTTTCCCGCTTAACCAGTCGCTGACCGAGGGTGCCCGCACTCGGCACGCTCGCGCCAAATCTGCAGCCTTTTTCTCAGGCGGCAACTTCATTGCCTGTTCCAGGCGTTCGGCTAGTGTCGTCATTAGGAAAGCCTAACTGAATGAGCGTAAGGAATGCCTTGCTTTTCATGTAAGGAACACCTAACATGGCGGCATGAATACGCTCCAGAATCGAGACCCGTACGCGTGTGCCGTGATCGATGCATTCGGCGGAACGGCCGCGACTGCCCAACTGTGCGAAGTTCGGATGCCGTCCGTATCCGAATGGCGTCGGAAAGGCATTCCGCGAGCGCGTCTGCTTTTCTTGAAGCTCGCGCGTCCTGACCTGTTTGCTTCTCTAGACGCACACGACAACTCGTTGTCACCCCCCATCGACGCGTGACAACCGTAGTTACGCGCCTCGTGAGCTGAATCTTAGTTGCGGCTGTGTGCGCGCGACAGGATGAAAGTCACTCTCTACCAATCTCCTGCTATGACCTGCCGATACGACAGTACCGAATGGCTGGACGTCCTCTATACGTCCGTTCGCAACACGCCCGGCGGTGTCGCCGACGCGGCGAACCACCTCACGATCCGGCGCGGTAAGAACATCACGCCGGAATCGCTACGCCTTCGCCTGCGTGGTGTTGGCGACAGTCGCTTGTCGATGGAAATGTTCGAGTTGCTGATCGAATGGATGCAGGAAAAGACGGAGGCAAAGGCGCACGCGCTTGATGCGCTCCATGCGCTGAATGCGCGTTTCGGGCTGGTTGCCGAATACGTCGACGAGCATGGCGCTGATGACGACACCGGGCCGGGCGTGGACGTGCATCTGGTCTCGACCGCTTTGCACCTTCAGGCTCACGTTGGCCGCGTCGCAGACGACGTGACGCGTGTCCTTGGGGAACAGCGCATCGATGACGGCCGCGCGGAGCAGATCATCGCGACTGGCCGCAAGGGGCAGCGTCTGTTCCAACGCCTCATCCACGCTGCTCGAAACCTTGCCGCACGTCGTCGCCGTCGTCATGAAGCGGTTTAAGCCCGGCATGGGGTGCTGCCGGCCGGACCGTGAACACATCGGCCTCTGTTGCTCGCCTGAGCAGCAATTGGCGTGCGCTGTCACGACGCTCGCATGCCGATTCGAGTATGCCCCCGCCGAAGCGGGGCGCTTGCTATCCGAACTGATCGCCAAGTTCCCCGACCGCCTTGCTCCGATTCTCGCGGAAGCGAACGCAGCGGGGCGCGTGCGTTTGTTCATCGAGCGAGCTGCGCGCGCATGCGCCGCGCTCGCGACCAAGGCGGAACGCCATGCATTCCGCGACCAGCTTACCGATCGTCTCTGCGCGCTGGATCTTGCCGCGTTCGACGATCTCATGTCGGCGGAATGGCGTCGACTGCGCGGCAAATAAACGGAGGCATATGTGAACGTGAACGGGATCAGCAGCGCGTTGCGACGTGGCGCGTCGCAGTACAGCCGCTCGCCGAGCGGCCGGCAGTGCTATGCGGCCGGGCGGGCCGCATGGCGAAGTTTTTCTCACAAGGTCGAGCGCGACCGCCGCCTTGTTGAGCTGGAGACCGCTCGTCGTGCGGGTTAGCAGGGAACCATTCAACGAATTGTGATCTGGCCGCGACATGCGGCCAAAGTAACTTTCATCGAGGGAATATTTGTATGGCGACACTGGACCAGATCATTCAGCAGTTGCGTGCGGCGGGTCATCCCGACCTGCCCGCTGGACATCCCGTCGCGGACGGCAAACATCACCGGTACGGGCCGCGCAAGAAATACTGGTATCAGCTTCGCGAAGTCATCAGCAAGGGCGCGGTCATCGGCTATGGCGGCACGTTCGGCCATTTCTCGGGCGACGACCCGGGCACCGAGCGATTCGAGTGGAGCGGCGCACCGCTGAGCGAGGAAGTGCTCGCGGAGACGCGTCGCCGGCAGGAAGCCGCCGACCGTGAGCAGGCGGAGCGTGATGCGCGTCAGGCGAAGCTCGCCGCGAACCGCGCGCACGACCAGTGGAACCGTGCGGCAGAGTATGGCGAGTCCGCCTATCTTGAACGCAAGCGCATCACGGCCGAAGGCGTGCGTTTCGACGCGGACGGCACGATGTTCGTGCCGATGTATCAGTACGGCGATGACGCGCGGCTTGTCGGCCTGCAGAAGATCACCCCGGACGGCGCGAAACGCTTCAACAAGGGTATGGAAAAGAAGGGCGCGTCGTATCTGCTCGGGCAGGTCGGCGCAGACGACCAGATCGTGCTGGTCGCCGAAGGTTACGCGACCGCGCGGTCGATCCGCATGGCGATCGACGAGGCGTTCGCAGTCAATGTCTGCTTCGACGCGGGTGGCATTCTCCCCGCCGTACGCTACCTGCGTGCGACGTATCCGGACGTGCAGGTGCTGGTCTGCGCCGACGACGACTGGAAGATCGAGCAGCGCATGCGCGACTGGCTCGCCCACGAGTTCGCTTTCCGGGGTGAGTTGGTGTTTGGTGCCGAACCGGTGCGGATCGAGGCGAAGAACACGTGGTACATGGTCGCCGCGTCACGCCGTCGTGACGACAATGGCGTGCCGTATGTCGAGGTCAGCTACCGAAACGACGTGATGCCGTTGCGCCGTAAGCGGTTCGAGAACACGGGCCTGAAGCGCGCATATGAGGCGGCAGCGGCGGTTGCCGACGTCAGCGTCGTCTATCCGGCATTCGCCAAGCGCGGCGAGCGCAAGCTGACCGATTTCAATGACCTGCACGTCGACGAGGGCATCGGCCCTGTCCAGGCGCAGGTGCAGGCGGCAATCTTGCGCGTCATCGCGCCAGCGAACGAAGAGATCCGGCCGGCGTCGGTTGCCGTGTCGACCGCGGACGCCACGCCGACGAAACCCGCCGCGACGTCCGCTGCCGCGAAACAGCCGGAATGGGATGGCCGCGAGGCAGAGTGCGGCGCGCACACGTGGGAGCAGGATCTGGCGCGATCGGACAAGGGCCGGCTGCTGCCGACGCTCGGTAACGTGCACTTGATCCTGTCGAACCACAAGGCGTGGCAGGGTGTGATCGAGCAGGACGACTTCGGTGGTCGCGTGATGAAGCGCAAAGCACCGCCGTTCCCGCAGGGTGTGACGGGCGAATGGACCGACATGGACGACCAGCGGACCGTTCTCTGGTTGTCCAAACGGTACGGCCTCGATACGCGCACTGATGTCGTGATGAACGCGGTTCTGCTGGTGGCGGACGCGACCCACTTCCATGACGTTCGCGAATACCTCGAAGGGCTGAAATGGGACGGTGTGCCGCGTGTGCGCTCGATGCCGTCGACATACCTGCGTGTGGCCGACAGCGAATATGTGCGGCTCGCGTTCATGAAGTGGATGATCGCCGCCGTCGCGCGCGTGATGGAGCCGGGCTGCAAGGTCGACAACGTCCTGATCCTCGAAGGCAAGCAGGGGCACCGCAAATCGACGGCGCTGAAGGTGCTGGCCGGCGCACCGTGGTTCACCGATACGCCGATCCAGATCGGCAACAAGGACACGTACGCGGTGCTGGCGGGGAAGTGGGTGATCGAGCTGGCCGAGCTGGACTCGTTGAACAAGGCCGACTCGTCGGCGGTGAAGAGCTTCTTCGCGACGGCCGTCGACCGGTTCCGCAACTTCTACGGCAAGCGGGCGACCGACGTCCCGCGTCAGTGCGTGTTCGCCGGCTCGGTCAACTTCGACACGTACCTGAAAGACGAATCAGGCAACCGGCGTTACTGGCCGCTGCGTGTCGGCGGGCTGGTCGATATCGACGGCATTCTGGCCGTTCGCGATCAGCTGTGGGCGGAAGCCGTGCATCTGTATCGCTCGGGCGTCGTGTGGCACGTAGAAGAGCATGAGCGCCCGCTGTTCGAGATCGAGCAGGCAGAACGCTACGAAGGCGACGTGTACGAGGACAAGATCGCCAAGGCCCTGGAATTCGTGTCGCGCACGACGATGGAAGAGATCCTCGCGGACATTCTGAGGCTCGACACGTCGAAGTGGACGCTGGCCGAGCAGCGCCGCATCGGCAAGGCGTTGAAGTCTCTCGGGTGGGTGCGCAAGCGCGAGTCGACCGGATCGCGCGGTTGGTACTACGTGAAGGAAGAACAACAGCCGGAAGCGGAGCGCGAACTGGTCGCAGCGGGTGATGACGACAGTCCGCTGTGATCGCGTGGCGCGCTGTGCATGCGCGGTAAGCGCGCCACTTGGCCCGTCTTGGCGCGCTGCGGACGTCCCATGTCCCAATGTCCCAAGGCGCGGTCTCGGGCGCGGGTGCAGGGGCGCGACATGCGCGACGTGAGCGGCGCATGTCGCATGTCGCAGGCGCGCACCCCTGCAAGCCTTTTCCCTTGGGACATTGGGACATTAAGACGAATAGGAGAGAGCCGTGATCGATTTGATGGAGCGGGCAGGAATTGCAATGAGCGTTCGTGGTCAGTTCACCGACCCGATTGCCGATCCGAAAGTTACTTTGGGTGCAATCGCATTTGCGAACGATCTCGGTCGGTTGCTGGTGCGGATCAAGGCGGGACAGGAGACAAGGCCCGAAACGATCCGCAAGGCAACGTTGCTGTTTGCGCAGATGATCCGACTGTCAGGCCGGTTTAAGCGCAACCGGTTCACGGGCCTGAACCGTGAGGAGCGTCGCGATCAGCGCGCAGGACGCGAAGTCGAACGCGCGAGGGTCGATATTGTCGAGCGCTTCGCGTTGCGCGTGCTGGACGAGTGGATCAACGATCAATGCGTTCGGTGCGAAGGGCGCGGCATTGTTCGACGAGACGGCCGATACATTTGCCCCGATTGTGCTGGTTCAGGCCGGCGGCCGACTGATGAACCCGCGCGTGCACACGCACTCGGCATTCCACTCGATGAATGTCGACGCCACTGGTCGCGGCGCTTTCACAACATGCATTCGCTGCTCGATCAGGTGAATGGATCGGTATCCGACACAATGCGCCGACAGATGCGAGAATGAAAAGTCTTTCATTCCAAGAGTAGATCGCGTAAACTTCGGAAATCCTTTACGGTTTCACTGGATATCCGCTGGCACCGCGCGTTAGTCGTGCAAACCTCTCGGGACATAAGAACACATAGTGGAGCCCGTTAGGTCGTGTGGGGGCGTTCGTCCCTACGAAATGAATTTTGAAGCCCTGAGTGCGAAAGCCCTCGGGGCTTTTGCTTTTGCTCTGAAGTTTCAACCCGGACTTGCTCGCCCGATACACGCAATGACGCGTGTGTCGGGCGACCGTAGGCTGGTTAAGGTTGTTTCGACAACCATACTTCCAGCTGTCCGGCTTTTGCCCCTGGCACTTTGCTTCTTACCGGTTCGATGTTTCTAAATCTCGAACTGAGTTGAGACGCAACTTGCTCGGCCGCATTGCGGTCCGCATCGCGGAAGTATCTGACCTGCGATGTACTTGGCGTTTTTTCGAGTGACTCGACATCGCTTGCCACCCGAATGCCTCGTGCGCTAAGCAATGATTGCGCGGCGTTACCGACACTCTTCGCGTCAGCCGAGTTTTGTTGGATGTAAACGATACTTGGCAAGTCAGTGCTATGCGTGGTATCACCGACGGGCAAAGTGGCATCTGCAACGGGAGTAACAGGGGGGTACGTCACGGGAGTGGGTGCCGCATACTTCTCAAGTTCGAGAATCTGCAGGAATGCAGAGGGCTCGGAATCTGAGATCTCAAGCAGTGTCTTTCCTCCGCCAGCATTTATGTCGAAACTCGCGATCTTCTTTATGCCGGCTTCAACGAGACGAGTTGCGTCGACGGACGTCCGAAACGTACGTTTGCCCGAGATGTATCCGCGGACGATGTAGAGGTCACCGTTTGCCGCCATCAGAGCGGCTTTACAAGTCGGCTTTTCGATACCGTCTGTAAGAGCGGTGTCGGAAACAACTTGCATGATCGGCTTTTCGACAGAAAAGGAAAAGGAAGACGCATCCGAGAGCTTGATGTCGAATTTCGACAGAGCTTGAATCAGTTCGTTGTCTAGACCCATACTCAACGCCAAGGTCCTACTGATTTGATAAGAGGGGAAGGCGCTCGGTAAAGCGGCTCTTTGCGGGTCGGGGAAGGTGCAAGACGAATCGTTGTATGGAATCCAACGGCCGCCTGTTCGGTAGACTGAACCAATGGCAGCCCCGCCGTTGGTCACCAGCACCTGTGTCGTTGAATTAGCGTCAGCCACACCGAGCAGTTCTCGAATGCGCTTTGCCAGGATGTTATTCAGAACGTCGTAGTTCGCGACGGCAATTACTTCGGCTTGACTATTTGCGGTTGATACGACGTCTTGCCTCTTACAACCGACAAGGCCGATAGCCGTTAGACAAGCGAATCCAAGCAAGTACACAGTCTTGCGGCGCATAACTCCCCCGTAGTGTGGTGTTTATTACTGAGATTGATAGCCAATGATCTGCTGTTTTTCAAGGTCTGAACGGCATTCTCGGCGCAGTGGCATAACGTCTAACAAATAGGGGTGCCACCTGCGGGGAGGCTGAGCGCGGGGACCCTCGAAGGGCGCCGGCGTGCGGGGGCTCGCACCCGCGTTTTTTCTCTACTGGCGAGTCTCCATAGGGGGTCATATTCATGCCGACTCAGCAGCAGATCGCTGACCATCTCGACCTTGACCAGTCGGCCGTTTCGCGGTTCGTCGACAAGGTCCAGCTTGATTACCGCGTGGCGTCGATCGATGAGATCCGCGTCGCGTACATCCGGCATTTGCGCGAGGTCGCCGCCGGCCGGTCCAGCGGTACAGGTATCGATCTCGTCGCCGAAAGGGCCAAGACCGAGATCGTCGATCGCGAGATCAAGCTACTGACGCTGGCAGAGAAGAAGGGGCAGCTCGTCAATGCCGCGCAGCTCGAACAGGCGTACGGCCTGATGGTCGGCGCATTTCAAACGGAGCTGCTGTCGCTGTCCGACAAGCTGGTGCAGGAGCTGCGCACGCTATACGGCGTCGAGGTGGACGTCGAATGGTTGAACGAGCACATATATGGATGCCTTGAGCAGCTTTCTGAATACGACCCAGACAGTCCACGCGGTGATTCGCCGAATCGCGAAGATGCTGCGTCCGCCGGAGCGGATTGGGACGACGGATTGGGCGCGCAAACATCGTAGGTTGAGCGCGAAGGGATCGGCCAGCCCTGGCCGGTATAACCCGAACATCACGCCGTGGGTGTTCGGCATGCACGAAGCGCTGGACGATCCGTCCGTGCAAAAGATCGTGTGCATGAAGTCGGCGCAGGTCGCGTGGACTGATGGCGTGCTACTGAACTACATCGGCAAGCGGATCGACGTTGACCCGTGCCCAATGATCGTCATGTTCCCGAAAGAGAAGACGGCGAAGAAGTTCAACCTGGAGAAGTTCGAACCGATGATCGAGGTGACGCCTCGCCTGTCGGCGAAATTGCCGGTTCACGCGGCCCGCGACAAAAACAACTTGTGGGACCACAAGACGTTCGCACGCGGCTTCCTGAAGTTCATCACGTCGAACGCGCCGGACGAAGTGAAGTCGACGCCGGCCCCGGTGGTTGCGGTCGAGGAGCCGGACGACGCGAATACGAACGTTCGCGAGCAGGGCGATTCGATCACGCTGCTGGAGGAACGAAACAAGAGCTATTCGGCCCGGCGACGCAAGATGATCTTGGGCGGCACGCCGACCATCGACGGCCTGTCGCGCATCCAGCAGGCTTACGCGGCATCGGATCAGCGCGTGTATCTGGTGCCGTGTCCGGATTGTGACGAGGAGCATGAGCTGGCGTGGGAAAACGTCACGTGGAGCGAGGGCGCCGAAGTCGTACATGAGGTCTACGGTCGCGCACAACCGGAGACGGCGCGTTACGCCTGCCCGCATTGCGGTTCGTTGTGGGACGACGCGACGCGTATTCGCGCGGTCCGTCGCGGGCGATGGGTTGCGACGGCACCGTTTCACGGCGTGGCCGGCTTCCGCATCAACGAGCTGGTGTCGCCGTTCCCCGGCTCGAACATGGCCGAGCTGGTCAAGAAGTGGCTGACGGCCGACAAGGCGCTGCGCGAGGGCGACGATACGAAGATGCGTTCGTTCGTGAACAACTCGCAGGGCCGGGCGTACAAGTACAAGACGGATCTGCCCGAGCTGGACGTGCTCGCGCAACGTGCGCTGCCATACGCGGAGCTGACGGTGCCGCTCGGAGGTCTGGTGTTGACGCTCGGCGTCGACGTGCAACACGACCGGCTGGCGATCGTCGTGCGTGCATGGGGACGCGGCGAGGAAAGCTGGCTCGTCTTGTGGGGCGAGATCTACGGCAACGTGGCGGAGCAGCAGCAAGACCCGATGACGGGCGGCGTATGGGGCGCGTTGACGATGCTACTGTCGCATGCATACCGGCATGAGAACGGCTGGTTGTTGCGCGTACGTGCAACGTCGATCGACTCGTCGGACGGAGCGACGTCGGACGCGGTATACAAGTATGTACGCGCGGCGCAGAAGGCAGGTTACAACGTCATGGCCGCCAAGGGCAGTAGCAATATCGACGCGGAGATCTTCAGCGTGCCGAAGGCGTCGATTGACTCGACGCGCAACAACAGCAAGGCGGCGAAGTACGGGCTGCGCCCGTATATGGTCGGCGTGAGTCGCGCGAAGGATCTGATCCTCGAAAACCGACTGAAGCTCGAAGGCGACGGGCCGGGCCGCATGCACTGGTATAGCGGCGTGCGCAGCGACTACCTGTCGCAGCTCACGGCGGAGGTCAAGGTGCCGGGGCCGCGTGGCGGCAAGCGCGTGTGGAAGAAGATCAGCCCGCGCAACGAGGCACTGGACTGCGAAGCGTACGCGCTGCACGCGGCCCGTAGCGTAAAAGTGCACCTGATGACCGAGGCGCACTGGCAGGTCGAGCAGCATCGTGCATCGCAGGTCTCCCTGTTCGATGCGGTCCCGGTGCTGGAGGCATTGCCTGCGGCGCTGCCGGCCGAGGTGCCGCCCGATCCGCCGGACGTGGCCAAGTTCATCGAGACGCCGCGGCCGCCGTCGCAGGTAGCAAAACCCACCGAAACCCCGCCCCCGAGCGGGGTTTCGCGCATTCAGGGGCGTCGTGTTGGTCGCTCGACGTACCTAAAGCGGCGCTAAACGAGGGAATGGCATGGCATACACGAAACAGGATCTGCAGAACATCCAGTCTGCAATCGCGAAGGGAGAGCTGGAAGTCCAGTATGCCGACCGGCGCGTGAAATATCGCTCGATCGGCGAACTGCGCGAGGCTCGCACCGAGATCATTCGCGACCTGAACGGCGCGGCCGGGCGTTCGTCGATCGTCCGGATTCGCCACGCCGGCAAGGGGGTGCGATGAAGGCGGGCTTTCCGTCACTCGCGCGGCGCGGCTTCGTGGTGCCGACGCGGCTGAAGGCGGCGGCATACGAGTCGGCGAGCACGACGGGCGCGCGAGCGAAGTCGTGGCGTGCGTCGAGCGCGGGACCGAATGCGGCGGCGGCGCAAAACCTGCCGCTGCTGCGCTCGCGCGCTCGCGACGCGATCCGCAACGATCCGTGGGCGAAAACTGCGATCGCCCGACTCGTATCGAACACGATCGGCAACGGCATCCAAGCGCACCCGCAGCATCCGAACGACGCGGTGCGCAAGATGCAAAAGCAACTTTGGGAGGATAGCTGCGAGGAGATCGACGCGGACGATCTGTTCGACATGGCGGGCGTGCAGACCCTTGCCGCTCGGGCGTTTTTCAGTGACGGCGAGGTGCTGGTACGTCGCCAGTTTCGCAGCCCGAGCGAGGGCTTGGCGGTCCCGATGCAAATCCGGCTTCTCGAAGGCGATCTGCTGCCGATGGAGAAGAACGAGATCGTCCCCGGCGGGGGCGAGATCGTCAACGGCGTCGAGTTCAATTCGGACGGTCGACGCGTTGCGTATCACCTGCTGCAGCGTCATCCCGGCGAGTATGGGCGTGCTTCGACGGCCAACATGCAGACCGTTCGCGTGCCGGCCGACGAGATCGCGCATGTGTTCCTCGCGCTGCGGCCCGGCCAGGTGCGCGGCGTTCCCGAACTGTCGACCGTGCTGCTTCGGCTCAAGTCGCTGGACAACTTCGACGACGCGGTGCTGTTCCGGCAGGAGGTCAGCAACCTCTTTGCCGGCTTTGTCACGAAGCCGCCCGCCGAGCCGGGCCTCATGGGCGATCCGGTGACCGGCGGCGAAATGCAATACGACGTCGACGGCTTTTCGCCGGTCGTTTCGCTCGAACCGGGAAGCATGCAGGAGCTGGCGCCGGGCGAAGACGTCAAGTTCGCCGAGCCGCCGGGCGCGGGAACCGACTACGGCCCGTTCATGCGTCAGCAACTGATGGCCGCAGCGGCTTCGGTCGGCATGCCGTACGAGGTCATGACCGGCGATCTGCGCGACGTCAGTGATCGTGTGCTGCGGGTGATCTTGAACGAGTTCCGGCGGTCGATCGAGCAGATCCAGTGGAACGTGTTCATTCATCAGTTTTGCCGGAAGGTATGGCGCTGGTGGGTCGACGCCTGCGCATTGTCGGGCGCGATGCCGATGGCGGACTACTACCGACGCCGTCGAGACTATCTGCGGGTGCGGTGGGTGCCGCAAGGGTGGCCGTATATCCATCCGGTGCAGGACGTCACGGCGAAGCGGATGGAGATCCGGTCCGGTCTCGCGAGCCGGACAGGCGCAGTGCTCTCGCGTGGCGACGATCCGGAGCAGGTCGATCAAGAGAACGCGGCCGATCTCGCGCGCGAGCGCCGGCTCGGGATTCGATATGACACGCTCGATCCGGTCGACGGAGCGGGTGGTCTTTCTAATGGGGATGACGAATGAAAGAGAAGAAGCGGTGGTGGGACATCCGTGCGCAGGCGAATGCGACGGGCGGCAGCGAGGTAGAGATCCGGATCTATGGCGAAATAGGATTCTGGGGCACCGACGCCGAGATGTTCGCCGCGAAGCTCGATGAGGTGGCGTCGACCGCGACATCGATCGTCGTCGCGATCAACTCGCTGGGTGGCGACGTGTTCGACGCGTTCGCGATCTACAACGCTGTGCGGCGGTACGCCGGCAAGGTGACGGGGCGCGTCGATGGTGTGGCTGCGTCGGCAGCGTCGCTGATCCTGATGGCATGCGACACGATCGAGATGCCTTCGAATGCGCGGCTGATGATTCACAACCCGCATACGTTCGCGGCCGGCGAGGCCGGGGATCTGCGCAGGCTTGCGGATCTGCTGGACAGTACGTCCGACAGTATGTTGGCGGCATACGTCGAGCGCAGCGGCCGGACGGCGGAGGAGGTCCGCACGATCATGGATGCTGAGACCTGGCTCACGGCCGCGCAAGCGAAGGAGCAAGGGTTTTGCGACACGATTGTCGATCCGGTCCGCATTGCCGCATACGCGGGCGCAGCCCGGCACGCGGCACGCTTCACGTCGGTGCCCGCCGAAATCATGGCCGCGCTGGAGAGTGACGGCGAGGTGCCGCCGGTCAATCCACCGGCCGATCCTGCGCCGCAGCCGCAGCCGCAGCCGCAGCCGCCGGCAGCGCCGGACGTTGCGGCGCTGGCGTCACATGTGTACGCGGCATGCCGTGACGCGCGCATCGAGCACTGCGCCGAAGGCATCGTGCTGGCGACCGGCCTGCGGGATCGCGCGAGCGTCGACGCCGCGATCCGCAACGCGCAGGACATCGCCGGTATCTGTCTGGCCGCGAGCCTGACCGAGCTGACGGCCGGCTTTGTCTCGGATGGCCTGTCGCCCGATCAGGTACGCGCGCGGCTGTTCGAGCGCATGACGGCCTCGCAGAAGCCGATCAACCATCGAGCTGCCCCGGTTGCGTCGCAAGACGCGCCCGTGGTCGCGAATGCGCCGCGTGCGGCGTCCATCTACGCGGCTCGCAAGAGCGGCAAGTAACTTTGACGTAACCCGAGGAGGGGAAACATATGTCGAACTGGAAGGTACAGGGAAATCTCCCGGCTGAATTTCTCGTGTCGGAGGGTAATGGGCAGATCTCGCGCGAGCAGATCGTGGTGAAGGCAGGTCCGGCGCTGCCGGCCGGGCAGGTGCTCGGCGTGACCAGTACCGGCGAATACGCGCCGTACGACAACGCCGCGAACGATGGTTCCGAAGTCGCAGCAGCCGTGCTCTACGCGCCGCTGCTTGCGTCGGAAGCGCCGCGACCGGCGACGGGGATCGTCCGGCTCGCCGAAGTCGCGGGCGGATTGCTCACGGGGCTCGATGCAGCCGGTCGCGGGGATCTCGCCGAGCGACACGTGATCGTCCGCTGATCGCATTACACCCCATTCAAGGCCACGCCGACCGCGTGGCCCTTTTTGTATCCATTTTCATGTCGGAGGTTGTATGGCGGATATCGCCCTGTTTCAAGACGACGCGTTTTCGCTGTCGTCCCTGAGTGCTGCGATCAACGAGCAGCCGTATGTTCCGGGCCGGATCGGCACGCTCGGACTGTTCGAAGAGGACGGCATCACCACGACGACGATCCAGATCGAGCGCGACGGTGACACGCTGTCGCTCGTCGCGTCTGGCCAGCGCGGTGCACCGGCCGCTGTTGTCGCGGGCAGCAAGCGCAGCATGATCCCGTTCAACACGGTGCATCTGCCGCAGCGTGCGGTGATCATGGCCGACGAAATCGCGAACCTGCGTGCGTTCGGTTCGGAAACGGAGCTGGAGGCACTCCAGACCGTCGTGAATCGCCGACTCGCGAAGATGCGTCGGCAGCTCGATGCGACGCACGAATTCCACCGCATCGGCGCAATCAAGGGCGCGGTGCTCGACGCGGACGGCAAGACGGTGCTGATCGATCTGCTGAAGTACTTCGGTATCGAGCAGACGGTCATTGCGTTCGAGCTGTCGACGGCGACCACCGAGATTCGCCAGAAGTGCGTCGAGGTGCAGGACGCGATTGAAGATGCGCTCGGCGCGATGACGTACACGGGTGTGCGCGTGCTCTGCGGGCGCGAGTTCTGGAACAAGCTGATCGCCGCGAAGTCGGTGAAGGAAACGTATCTCGCGTCCGTGATGGCCGCGCAGCTGCGTGGCGATGCGCGCGACGCGTTCGACTTCGGTGGCTGCACGTTCGAGCGTTATCGCGGTCGCGTCGGCGATGTCGGATATGTCGCGGACGACGAAGCGCATGCGGTGCCGGAGGGCGTGTCCGATCTGTTCATCACGCGTTTCGCGCCGGCCGACTACGTCGAGGCGGTGAACACGACGGGGATTCCGTACTACGCGAAGCAGGAACTGATGCCCTTCGGCAAGGGCGTCGAGGTCGAGGCGCAGTCGAACCCCATCCACCTGTGCACGCGCCCGAAAGCGCTGATCAAGCTGAAGGCTTGACATGGCGTTCCGGGATCTGGTCTCGGACGTCGACGCTGCGGTGCTGCGCGACCTGGGCGATGCGGATATCACGATCGACGGCCGGCCCGTCGAGGGTATGTTCGCGTCGCCTTGGCTCGGCCCGGATCTCGGGAGCCAGCGTACGCAACTGGTTGCGCCAGTGTTCCATGTGCGTGATCGCGATGCTGTTGGCGTCCGGCAAGGCAGCATCCTGATCGCGAGCGGGGAGCGTTACCGCGTGCTCGAAGCGAAGCCGGACGGCACCGGCTGGACAGTCCTCATTCTCCAGTAGGCGATATGGACGACCTGAAGATCGAAATCGACATCAAAGAGGCGACGGCGGTGCTGCAAGGGTTGTCGCCGTCCGCGATGCAGGCAGCGTGGCGACGGACGTTGCGTAAGACGGCGGGGTGGATCAAGAGCCAGACGGCGAAGGAGGTCGGGGCCGCGACGAAGATCCCGCAGAAGGCGATCCGTCGCCGCCTCTACTTCTTTCTTCGCTCGGCTGATACCGGCAAGGTGTGGCTCGGCCTGAATCCGATCGAGGCGCATCGCCTTGGCAATGCGACGAAGACGCGCAAGGGGATGCGAGTCGGCCGCCAGTCGTTCGAGGGCGCGTGGCGACAGACGAATCGCAAGCCGGACGGGCCGATTTACGAGCGCGTCGGCAAGGAACGGATGCCGTACCGGATGGTGACGGTGGCGTGGCAGCAATCGGGCGACCCGGCGTTTCGGCGGGCCGCGAAAGCCTGCGAGGCGCGGCTGATGGTGATTCTCCGTCAGGAAGTGAATTACGAACTGCAGAAGGTGATGCGCCGTGCTTGAGAATCTGAAAGCGCTACATGAGGCAATTGAGCGTGGCATGCGCGCGAAGCTGCCCGCGATGAAGCGAATCGAGGCATATCCGCGGCTCGGCCAGAAGATCGACACGCCTTTGATCGCGATCGAACTGAACGAGTTCGAACCCGGTCACGACGATGGGACCGGCGACGTGGCGCTGATCGCACGCATGCAGGCCCGCGTTGTGTTCGATCCAATCGACGACGATGCGGAGCTGGCCGTGCGCGAGGTCGCGGCGCGTGTCGCAATGGTCGTGCACGGGAACACGTGGGAGCTGCCGATCACGCCGGGTAAGGTCGTACAGGTTGCGGAGGATCCGTTCCGGCCGCAGCTCGATACCTACTGCGTTTGGCTCGTCGAGTGGACGCACGAATTCGGACTCGGGATCGAGCTGGAGCCGATTCCGGACGGGTGCTCGATCTTATGGGGCGTCGACCCCGACACTGGCCCCGATAGTGAAGGGCAGTACTGGGATCCCGGTGCGGGAGGCGGCGAATCATGAGCGATTACGAGCTGGGCGAGATCGATCGCCGCATGGCCTGCATGGTGCAGCACGGGACTGTCGAGAATGTCTCGTATCAGCCGCCACAGTGCCGTGTGCGAATCGGCGATTGGGTCAGCGACTGGATGCCGTGGAAGACGGCGGCAGCGGGCGTTGTTCGATTCTGGCGGCCCCCTTCAGTTGGCGAGCAGGCGTCGATGTTTGCGCCGTCCGGCGATCTGGCTGGCGCATACGCGGCTCCGGGCTACTACTCGGATCAGCACGGCGGGTCGGCACGGTCTAATCCGGCCGAAACCGCATGGGATTACCCGGACGGTGGGTCGGAGGTCTATGACCACGAGAAGCACGAATACCGCGTCGACGTGCCGGCAGGCGGGCGGATCGTGTTCCGCATCGGCGCAACGGAGTTGGAGCTACGCGCGGACGGCGTGACGTTGCGCACGGAGAAATTGCTCGGCGACATTCCTGACTCGACGTTCACGGGCAACACGACGACGGAGAAGCTGTTGACGTTCAACGGCGGGATGCAGGGCAAGGGCGGCGGTAACGGCGGCCCAGCCGTCCAGGTGGATGGCGGGGCGCGTTACACGGACGACGTCGAAATCGGCGGTAAATCGTTCCTCGGGCACTCGCACATGGAACAGGGTGACGGTGCACCCGTGTCGCCGCCGCTGTAACGCGCGCATTCGCAAAGTTGCTTTGCCCCGCTTCGGCGGGGTTTTGTTTTTGAGGGATTGATCATGGCAAAAGATACTCCGCAGGCAACTACTTCGGCCGCTCCGTCCGTTGCGACGTTCCTCGATACGCGGTTCCGTAGCCGCGTGATCGTGTTCCCGAACGGCGATGTGTTGCACGTCTTTTCCGGTGAAGCGACCGCAAAGACTGCCGCACAGATCGAATACCTCGACGCGCACCCGGACTTCAAGCGGCTCGAGGAGCGCGGATGAGCCGGTCCAGTGCGCTCGTCGGCATGGACCGATGGACCGGTGCGCCGATCAGTGGCGTCGCGCACCTGAAGCAGAGTCTCGGCGACATCCTCAGCACGCGCAAGGGCACGCGGCGAGAACTGCCTGAATACGGTTCGGATCTTCCGTTGATGGTCGACCTTCCGGTCACGCGCGGATGGATCTCGGCGGCACAGGCCGAGGCCGCACGCGCGATCGGCCGATGGGAGCCGCGCATCAAGCTGGCTCAGGTCAAGGTGCTGTTGGTCATCGACGGCAAACCAACGTTCGCGATTCGTGGCGAGTACGACGGCACGGCCGTCGAAATCGAGGTGCCAACATGACGATTATCGATCTCGCTTCGCTGGACCCGCCTGATCTTGTCGAGGTGCTCGACTTCGAGGCGGCGTTCCAGATGAAGCTGGAGTACTTCAAATCGATCTATCCCGATTGGACGGCGGCGCTGAAGTCGGATCCAGTCGTCAAGCTGATTGAGCTGGCAGCGTATGACGAGATCCGCGCAGCAGCGCGTCTCAACGACGCAGCCCGCGCGGGCATGCTCGCTTTCTCGACGGGCGCTGATTTGGAGCATCTAGCCGTGCTGCTGGATACGGAGCGCGCAGTCGTCGAGCCCGGCGATCCGGAGGCGAGTCCGCCAGTCGAGCGGCGCATGGAATCGGATGACCGGCTGAAGTTGCGCACGCAGATGTCGATGGAGCGCGCGACGGTCGCCGGGCCGTTCGCGGCATACCGGGCATTTGCGATGGATGCGTCGGCCGATGTCCTCGATGTCACTGTCGACCGGCCGGTGGCGGGCACAGTGCGACTCACGATCATGTCCGCACGCGGTGACGGTGTACCGGATGGGGCGTTGCTCGATCTTGTCCGCGCGAAGGTTACTCCGGAGACGGTTCGCCCGCTCAATGACACGGTTCTGGTCGAGCCGGCGATCAAGATCGAGTATGCGATCGATGGGCTGATCTATGTCGGCAGCGGGCCGGATCCGAGCATTGTGCTTGACGCACGGCGTAAGGTGCTCGACGGCGTGATAGCGAAGTCACGACGCCTTCGTGCCGGCATGCCGCGATCCGCGATTGAAGGGGCGCTGCATGCCCCGGACAGCGGTGTCACGCGTATCGAATTGCGCTCGCCGGCCGCCGACGTCTTGTGTGGTGCGCGCGAGTTTGCGCACTGTACGAGCATCAATCTGGAGGTCAAGGCAGATGACGTGTGAACCACTGCTGCCGTCCAACCAGACGCCGCTGGAGGCCGCACTCGCTCGCGTGCTGCGCCCGAGCGTCGATCCCGAGATCTTGCGCACGTTGTGGGACGCGGATCGTTGTCCGACAGCATGGTTGCCGTGGCTCGCATGGGCGCTCGCCGTCGATGGTTGGGAACTGGCGGAATCGGAAGACGCGCGGCGAGCGCTGGTGAAGGGATCGATGGCGCTGCACCGGAAGAAGGGCACGCCGTGGGCGGTCCGGGAGGTGATCCGGCGGCTCGGTTTCGGCGAGGTAACGATCATCGAGGGGCGCAGCGGTCGACGGCGCGACGGCTCGATTGTTCGTAATGGCGAGCAACTGCACGGGAAGCCAAGCGCGTGGGCCGAGTACATCGTGAAGCTTGAGGTGCCGATCACACGCGATCAAGGCGACAAGCTGTGGCGCGCAATTGAGCGTTACGCGCCCGCACGCAGCCAACTTGCCGCGCTCGACTATGCGGCCGTGCCGATCCGACACAACGGCGTTGCGCGGCGGGACGGGCAATACACAAGAGGGAGTATTACAACATGACCAATCTGGTTGAGATTGAGCGGTGGGAAGACGGGGTCTATCAACTCGAAACATCGGATCCCGTCGTCGGTGGACCTGAGGGAATCGACAACCTGCAGGCGAAACAACTTGCGAACCGCACCCGCTACCTGAAAAAGGCGGTTGAATCTGGTCAAAGCAACTTTGATGCGCATGTCGCGGCAGCCGATCCGCATCCGCAGTATGCGACGCATGCTGATTTGGCGGAGAAGGTAGCCGCGCTGGTGGCGCAGTCCCCGGAGACACTCGATACGCTGAGTGAGCTGGCGAAGGCTCTCGGCAACGATCCGAATTTCGCGACGACGATCGCGAATGCGCTTGCCGCGAAAGCGCCGCTCGATTCACCAGTGTTCGCAGGGACGCCAAAGGTTCCCGCGCTGGCACGATTCGACAACAGCACGCGGGCCGTCAACAGTGCATTCGTCAAATCCGTCGGCATGCAGGCGAGCGCATTCACGACGTTGGTCGGCGCGACGGTGCTGACCGAAGAGCACGCCGGCAGCACGATCTATCTCGGGGGCTCTGGAAACTACGCCGTCACATTGCCGCGCGCGTCCTCCGTGCCGGCGGGCGTGCGGCTGGAATTTGTCAGCGGGATTGGCGTCTCGCCGGTGAGCATTTCGCGTCAGGGCACCGACGTGATCTATATGAACGCCAACACGTCGCTTGCGACGGTACCCATGGCACTTGGTGACACCTTCGTCATCGAGAGTAACGGCGCCAATTGGTATTCGGTTGGTGGGTCGACTCCGCTGGCATTTACAAACGGATTCAGTGCTAGTCAATCTTCCAGCGGCTATCAGAGGCTGCCGAGCGGTCTGATCATCCAGTGGGGCAACATCGTCACAAATTCTAGTGGAACGGCATCCGTTACTTTCCCGATCGCCTTTCCGAACAACTGCTTCTCTGCAATATCCGTATCGAACGACGTGGCTAATTCCTATTCGAATATTCCGAGCGGATTGACGAAAACGGGATTAACTATCAACTGTTACTTCGGCGGTGGATCGTCGGTGAATACTTCGAAAAATCAGTTCTGGATTGCGATCGGAAACTAAATGATTACGGGTAAAAAATTCGCAGCATTTGACGCGCAAGGCAACGTCACCGCGTTCTACGATAGCGTCGACAGTCCGGTTCCGGACGAAGTAAGTGCTGTCGAAATCGACTTCGAGCTATGGCTCGATCTCATCGCCGCGCAATCCACCGGTAAGCGCCTTGTCATTGACAAGACCGGAAAGGTCGCCGCCCTTGATCCACTTCCGCCAACGCGGGCGGAAGCTGCATTTGCCAAGCGCATGGAGCGCGACGCGGCGCTGCACGCGACAGACTGGCTCGTCTCTCGGCATCAAGACGAGCAACTGCTTGGCGACGGAACGACCCTCACTGCGGATCAGTTTGCGGCGCTGCTGCGTTATCGACAGTCGCTGCGGGAGGCCAGCGATCTTCCGGGCTGGCCGTATACAGACCTGCCGTCACCACCGCCGTTCGCGACGGCCCAGCCCAAGGCGACGGCGTAACGAGACTTTCGATTCAAACCTATGCAAGGCCGCTCGATTCGAGCGGCCTTTTTATTTGTAGCTTTCTCGGAGACCTGAATGGCTGCTACTTCTTTCTATCACGGCGTGACGACCGTGCTCGTCGACGTCGGCCCGCGTACGATCGCCGTGCCGTCGACGTCGGTCGTCGGCATCGCCGATACCTACACGCCGGGCCCGGACCTCGTCGCACCGCACGTGCCCGTGCGTATTACCAGCGAATACGACGCCGCCGCAGCGTTCGGCGAGACGAGCTCGATCACGCGCGCGATTCAGGGCGTCTACAAGCAGAGCAAGACGGTCATGGTGGCGGTCGGCGTCCCGGCCGATCAGACCGACGCCGAGCTGACATCCGCGATCATCGGTGGTGTGTCGGCAGGCGGTGTTCGCACCGGCATGCAGGCACTGCTCGACGGTAAATCGCTGTTCGACCTGAAGCCGCGGCTGCTGCTCGCGCCGGGGCATACGGCCAAGCAGCCGGTCGCGACGGCGGCCGACGAGCTGGCCGCGAAGCTGCGCGCAATCGCCATCCTCGACGGGCCGAACAAGACCGACGAGGACGCGATCCAGTACGCGAAGAACTTCGGCAGCAAGCGGCTGTATCTCGTCGATCCCGGCGTGCGGTATTGGGACACGGCGAAGAACGCGGACGTCGATGCGCCGGCATCTGCGTACGCTGCCGGTCTGTTCTGCCAGACCGACGCGGCGATCGGCTTCTGGGCGTCGCCGTCGAACAAGGAGATCGTCGGTATCAGCGGTACGAAGCGACCGATCGAATTCCTCGACGGCGACGAGACGTGCCGCGCGAACCTGCTGAACAACTCATTCATCACGACGATCATCCGCGACGGTGGGTTCCGCCTGTGGGGCAACCGCACGCTGTCGGCCGATCCGAAGTGGTCGTTCGTGACCCGTGTGCGCACGCTCGACATCGTGATGGACGCCGTGCAGGCCGGCCATAAGTGGGCGGTCGATCGCGGGATCACGGGGACGTACGTGAAGGATGTGACCGAAGGGCTGCGGATGTTCATGCGCGACCTGCGCACGCAGGGTGCGGTGATCAACTTCGAGGTGTACCCGGATCCGAAGCTCAATTCGGCGTCGCAGCTTGAACAGGGCAAGGTGTACTGGAACATCCGCTTCACGGACGTCCCGCCCGCAGAAAACCCGATCTTCCGCTTCGAGGTCACCAACGAGTGGCTGACGGAAGTTCTCGACACGCAATCGTAAGAGGTGACGTATGGTCCCGGAAACTCTCAACAACATGGCGCTGTACGTCGATGGGCGCGGCTTTGCCGGCCGCTCGCCCGAAGTCAGTCCGCCGAAGCTGAAGATCAAGACGGAGGACTATCGCGCGGGCGGCATGGACGCGCCGGTCAAGGTCGACCAAGGCATGGAGGGGCTGCAGGCGGCGTTCACCATGGGCAGCGTCGAGCGTGACGTGCTGAAATTCTTCGGCCTGGCCGACAACAACGCATTCAACGCGACGTTTCGCGGTGCGTTCCGCGACACGCGTGGCAAGGTGAAATCGGTCGCGCTCATCATGCGCGGCATGCTGTCCGAATACGATCCCGGCAGCTGGAAGCCGGGTTCGACGTCGGAGCTGAAGTACACGGCCGAACTGTCGTACTACAAGGCCGAGATCGACGGTGCGGTGATCTGCGAGATCGACGTGCTCAACATGATCCGCGTCATCGACGGTGTCGACCAGCTTGCCGACGTGCGTAAGGCGCTCGGCATGTAGGAACGTTGGCCGGCGGCAACGCCGGCAAAGTAACTTTTCGATAACCAGAGGGGGCGGTCCGTTGACCGCCCTTTGTCATTTCAGAGGTGCTGAATGGAAACCGTGAAGATCACGCTGAAGTATCCCGTCTCGTTCGACGGCGTTGTGCGCAACGAGCTGGTGATGCGTCGCCCGAAGGTGCGCGACATGCGTACCGCGAGCAAGCAGGCGCAGGGCGACGACGAGCTGCGCGAAATCGTGCTGTTCGCGACGCTGGCCGAAGTCGCTCCCGACGATATCGAAGCAATGGACATGGTCGATTACGACGCCATGCAGCGTGCATACGAATCCTTTCGATCCGTTCGTCCGGCTTCCAATCGAGACGGTGAAGGCGCTGGCCCGGCGGATGATGAGGGAGTACGGAACGCAGCCGCAGTCGGTTGACGACATGACGATCGACGAATTGTTGTGGTGGCTGACGGATTGACCGAGGACTGACATGGCACGCGATATTGCACTTGGCATCGTCATCGGCGGTGCGGTGTCGGCAACGCTCGGTAAGGCGTTTGCCGATACGAATTCGAAGATCGTCGGGCTGCGCAAGACTGCGAGCGAGCGCGGCATGTGGCAGCGGCAGATCGGCGAGACGATCAAGCTGCAGGAGGAGTTCCGCCGCCTGCATCTTGCCGGCGACAGCGCGGCTGACGGAATCCGGCGCAAGCTGGACAACAACGTCCGTGCGTTGCGTGATGCGGGCTTCGAGGTCGACCGGCTCGATCGCGCATACGCCCGGCTCGGCCGGACAGTGCGGGGACTTGAGCTGAAGGCCGCAGGGCATGAGCGTCTGGCCGCCGGCCGCGAAGGCATGCGCAGCGCGGCCGGCGACGCGGTGAAGCTTGGTGCGGCCGTCGCCGTACCGACCGCTGTCTCCGCGCAGTATCAGGCAATCATCCGAGATATCGCCATCAAGGCCGGCATCGCGCGCACCGAGCAGGAACGCACGATGTCCGAGCGCATCCGACGTGACGCGCTGTCGAACGGCATGGGGCGCAACGAGCTGGCCGACGCCGTCAACCAGATGGTCGCGGCCGGGATGGACGTCGACCGGGCGCTGAACTTCGGCCCGGCCGTGGCGAAATTCTCGGTGGGTCAGGGAGCGTCGAGTGTAGAAACCGCGCAGATGATTCAGGCGCTGCAGCAGAACGCCAACATCACGGATCCCAAGGCGATGATGAAGGCGCTCGAAGCGATCGCGTATCTCGGCAAGGATGGTTCGTTCGAGTCCGTCGACATGGCCCGGTGGTTCCCGGTGCTGCTTGCCGAAATGAAGAAGATCGGTATCACGGGGCAGGATTCCGTGACGCAGCTTGGCGCGATGCTGCAGGTTCAGATGAAGACCGCCGGCAACGCCGACGAGGCGGCGAACAACCTCAAAAACTGGTTCTCGAAGATCGGTTCGGGCGAGACCGAGCGCAACTACAAGAAGGCCGGCGTCGACTACGAAGCGAAGATGAAAGAGGCGATCGGCAAGGGCTGGTCGACGCTGGAGGCGTCGTTCGTTCTCGCTCGGGCGTACATCGAGCGTGTCGATCCGAAGAAGGCGGCCCAGCTCGCAGCGGTGGCGAAGCAACTGAACAGCGAGCTGGATCCGGCCAAGCGTCAGGCGCAGATGCGGGCCTTCGAGGACACGATGAAAACCGGTGACCTGTTCAATGACATGCAGGTCAAGGCCGCGCTGACGGCCTACATGCAGAACGCCGATCTGTATCAGAAGCTCAAGCGCAATGCGGCGGACGCGAACGGCGAGATCGAGAAGGATCTGGCTGATCGGCGTGCGACATCGAAGCAGATCTGGAGCGAGGTCGTCCAGCAGTGGGACGACGCGATGCGCAGTATCGGCGATGCGCTGCGGCCGGTGACGGATCTGGCCGGCAAGGTCGCGAAGCGGGCGGGCGAAACGGTGCAGCACGCGTCGGACGCCGCACCTGGTTCGACGGCGGCGGTCGTTGGCGTCATCGGCACGGCGATTGCCGTTCGTGGTGCCCGTGCCGCGTGGAACATGGGGCGCGGTGTGCTCGACATCCTGCGCGGCGGTTGGATGGCGCGACGCGGTGGCGGTGGAGCGGCCGGGGGCGGTGCCGCCGGAGGGCGCGTTGGTAAGGCGCTCGATGCGTTGAGTGGCGCTGGCGGGGGCGTACAGCGCGTATTCGTTGTCAACTTGCCGGGCGGCGGCCTTGGCGGCGTTGCTGGGGCCGCAGGTGACCTGCTCGGCGATCTGGCCGGAGGCGGCTCGGGTGGTGGCCCGGTTCCGCGCGGTCGTCTCGGCCGTGTCATCGGGGCGTTTCGGACGATCGTCGGTCGTTTCGCGCCTTACGCGGGAAAACTGGCCGTCGCCGCCAGTGTCATGAAAATCGCATTCGCAGCCAAGGATGCGTACGCGGTTGCACGCAGCGATCAGCCGTCCGAGCGCAAGGCGGAAGGGTACGCGAGCATCGGTGGCTCGCTCGCAGGGGGCATGATCGGGGCGAAGCTCGGGGCAGGTATCGGGGCGCTCGGCGGGCCGATTGGTGTGGCGGTCGGTGGTGTTGTCGGCGGTGCGATCGGTACGTTCGCCGGTGGAAAGTTACTTGGGGCGATGGCGCGGTTGGCGACGGGTTCGAAGGACGGCGACAGCAACGCGGCGAAGGCGGCCGCGAAGGTGGCGGCCGGCCCGGACTCGCCGCAGTCGCGGCCGTTCAAGGTCGAGCAGCAAAACTCGTTTGCGCCGGTGTTCCACATCAAGGTCGAGGGCGGCACGGACGCGGAGATCGCGGACAAGCTGCTCGCGCGCATCAATCCGCTGATTCAGCGAACGATGACCGAGTCGATGGACAAGAGCAACCGGTCGGCCATGTTCGACGCGCCGCATCTGTAAGGGGGAGTGGATGGACTTCATTTCGAGTGTGACGCAGGCGGCAACGCAAGCGAGCATCGCGTCCGAACGTGTTCGGCACGTGGTGCGCGTGTTCGATCGGAACCGGAGCGCGAGTCAGAACACGGTCGACGTGCTGACGAAGTTGGCGATGGGAAACCTTACGTCGGCCGCCGACCTGCTGCGCGGGGCAACGAGCCTGCTGTCGGTCGCCGGTGACCTGAGTCCGCAGATCGGTACGGTGATGCGCAGCTTCTCGGCAACCGGTGCGGCCGTCAGTGGCGTGCTGAAGATGATCGGGGGCGTCAATCACCCGTTGATCCAGTCGGCCGCGCAGTCGGTCATGGGCGCGTTGGGCGACGCGAAAACGCAGTTCACCGCGTTGGTCGGCGAGCAGACGATGGGCGCGCTGAAGTCGTTCGCGCAGACGACCGGCCTGAGTTCGGTTCTCTCCGGCCTGTTCGATAGCGCGACGTCTTCCACCCCTCATCTGCTGACGCTATCAACGGATGACGGGGACGCGTTCCACTTCGGGCTGTCGACGGCGGCGTACGACAAGCTGCGGCGTTCGACGCGCTTCAAGATCGCGTCGCAGGAACGCTTGAATCGCGAAGAGGCGCAGCAGCCGGTGAGTCAGGGTGGCGACACGATCACGCTGTCCGGCGTCGTGTTTCCGTCGCTCGGTGCCGGTTTCCGTCAGTTGGAAACGCTGCGCGCGATTGGCGCGAAGTTGAAGCCGGTGCAACTGACGGCCGGCACGGGCGACGTGCTCGGACGCTGGTATCTGCACAGCGTCGACGAAGAGCAGGAGGCGCTGATGTCGGACGGTGCGCCCCGCAAGCAAACCTACAGTCTGGAGTTTGGCCGCTATGGCGAAGATTTTGCGAACCTCTGACGGGGACATCCTCGACTCGCTCTGCTACGCCCATTACGGGACGTTGAAGGGCACCGTCGAGGCCGTGTACGAAGCCAATTCCGGCCTTGCGCGCGAGCCGCAGCCGTTCCGGTCGGGCGTGTTGATCACGATGCCGGATCTCGACACGCCGCGCGACGAACCGATTCAGCTCTGGTCGTGACGGAGGGACGATGCGTGCAATTTTTCAGGTCGTCGCGAACGGCGACGACATCACGCGCGTGATTCAGGATCGCGTACTGCGGATCCAGACAACCGACAAGCCGGGCCTTGAGGCCGACGAATGCGAGGTCGAGCTGGACGATCGGGACGGCAAGGTCCGATTCCCGCCGAAAGGCGCGACGTTGAAGATCTCGCTCGGTTGGGAGGGGCAGGGGCTGTCGATGCTCGGCGAGTATGCCGTCGACGAGATCGTGCTGCGCGGGCCGCCGGCGACGATCATCATCCGCGGCCGACCGTCCAACATGCGAGCGACCTCGAAGACGCAGCGCAACGGTAGTTGGACGAACGTGAAGCTGGCCGACATCGTCGGCGACGTCGCTCGGCGCAACAAATGGGTGGCCGCGTGCTCGGTCGACGCCGCCGTGCCGCGTGCCGATCAGTTCGGGGAGAGCGACCTGCATTTCATCACGCGTATCGCGCGGCAGTACGGCGCAACGGCGACGGTGAAGGCAGGCAAGCTGATCGTCGGGCCGATCGGCGGCGGCAAGAGCGCGAGCGGCAAGCCGCTGCCGGCCATCACCCTGACGCCGGCCGATCTGACGGACTACGAGATCTCGTTTCCTGACCGCGCCAGCTTCGTTGCCGTACGGGCGAAGGTGCACGACAAGAAAACGGGGAAGAAGATCGACCTGACGATCCCGAATCCAGACGCACCGCCGGGAGCCGCCGCTGTCCATACCGAGCGCCATGCGTTCGCCAGTCCGGAGGCGGCCAAGGCCGGCGCGAAGTCTCGTCTGGAGAAGCTGAACCGGCATACGGCGCGCAGCGTGCTGCGCATGAAGGGGCGCACCGACATATCGGCCGAGAAGACCGTGAAGCTTTCCGGCTTCAAGCAGGAGGCGGACGGCGATTTTCTGGTCGATTCCGTCCGACATACCTATGCCGGTAACGGGTGGGAGACGTCGGTGGAGCTGAACGCCGGCAACAAGGGGAAGGCGAAGGTCGGCCATCGCAAGAAGCCGACGAAGAAAGTCGACCTGGTCGTACCGTCGCCGCCGAAGTAACACGCGAGCGTATCAATTTCTGGCAGCCGCCTCGGGGCAACCCGGGCGGCTTTTTTATTTTCAGCGGGGGTTTGATGGGTGATGAAAAGCAGGAGGGGCTGGCCGTTCAGATCGCGACGTTGACGCAGCAGATGCGCGCCGTCGCGGCGAGTGTCGAGGACATCAAGCGATCGGTGCAGCCGTTCGCGGATCTCGACCGGCGACTCGCAGAGATGGCCGTGCGAGCGGAGACGACGCGAGAGGACATCGGACTGCTGTGGAGCCGGTCGCGGGCGGAAGAGCGTGCTCGCGGCGAGCTGGCCGACGAGATCGCCGACGTCGATCGCAAGGTCGACGCGATGAAGAACAAGGCAACGGGCGCGATGTGGGTGCTCGGTGTGTGTCTCGGTGTGGTGCAGACGTTTCTGGTCGGTTCGATCGTCTGGGTCTTCACGCACATCAACGAGGGCGATGCGCTCAATCGTCTGCAGCAGCAGCGCATCGATTTACTGGAACAGGCGGTGAGCCGGGGAGGGAAGCAATGAACGTAACGGCGAAGATTGACGCGCTGATCGGGCGCGAAGGCGGGTTCTCGAACGATTCGAACGATCGCGGCAATTGGTATCTCGGGAAGCTCGAAGGAACCATGTGGGGTGTGACGGCCGCCGAAGCGCGCGCGTATGGATACACGGGGCCGATGAAGGACATGCCGCGCTCGACGGCCGTCGCGATCTACGAGTCGCGGTACTGGCAGCGTCCGAAGTTCGACCAGGTCGACGCAATCTCGTCGACGCTCGCGGAAAAGCTGTTCGACATCGGCGTGAACACGGGGCCGCCGACCGGCGTCAAATTCATGCAGCGGGCGCTGAACGTGCTGAACCAGAACGAAAAGACGTTCCCGGATATCTCGGTCGACGGCGGCATCGGCCCGATGACGATCACGGCGCTGAAGGCGTTCCTGCAGCAACGTGGGGCGGACGGGCATCGCGTGCTGTATGGCATGGTCGCCGCGCAACAGTCGGTGTTCTACATCGAGCTGGCCGAGTGCCGGCCGGAGAACGAGACATTCGAATACGGGTGGCAGCTCAACCGCGCACTGGGGGTGTGACGATGCTCGACATCCTGAAGACTGTTGCGCCGTGGCTGGTCACGGCGCTGACCGGCGGTGTGCCCGGTATCGCGGCGATGGCCGCGTCGACGATCGCGGACAAGCTTGGCTTCGGTGACGGTTCGGTGGACGCCGTGAAGGCAGCGCTGGCCGGTCAGTCGGTGACGCCCGAGCAACTGCTTGCGTTGAGGCAGGCCGACGCGGACTTCGAGCTGAAGATGCGGCAGGCCGGTTTCGAGCATGCGGAAAGCATGGCGGGCATTCAGGTGCAGGCCGACAAGGTCGCGGCCGACGATCGCGCGAGCGCTCGCCAGTACGCTGCGGCCGAACACGACCACACGGCGCGGAACCTCGCCTACATGTACACGGTGGCATTGTTCGTCGTGATCGGGCTGGAGTTCTATCTGGCGATCGGCGAGATCAAGATGCCCGACGTCGTGAAGAGCACGCTCGACACGCTGCTCGGTGTGCTGATCACGATGGTGATCGGCTCGAAGGAGTACTTCTTCGGATCCTCGTCGCGGGCGGACAAGCAAGCGGACCGCATTACGCAGTTCGCCGTGTCGCCCGACATCACGGTGACGGGCGGCCCGATCGATCCGAAGGCGATTGCATCGGTTCCAGCCGAGCGCCGAACGCTGTGACGGCAGCGAGGCATTGAAGAAACAGGGCGGCCGGGGGAATGTTGGAGCATTCGCCCGGTCGCCTTTCCACTGATAGCGCCAGTGAATCAGCCAAGGCCCTGCTACCTACCGGTAGGCGGGCCGGATTCTACACCAAGTTCAAAAAACGGCTTTCACAATGGCAAATCCCATTATTCCTTGGATCGGCGGCAAGCGCCGTCTTGCAGACCATCTCATCCCGCGTTTCCCGGCGCACGATTGCTATGTCGAAGTGTTCGCGGGTGGGGCTGCGCTGTACTTTCTGCGGCCGCCGGCCAAGGTCGAAGTTATCAACGACGTGAACGGGGAACTGATCAACCTCTATCGCGTCGTGCAGCATCACCTGGAGGAGTTCGTACGTCAGTTCAAGTGGGCGTTGACGAGCCGGCAGGTGTTCGAGTGGCTGAAGCAGACGGTCCCGGAAACGCTCACCGATATCCAGCGTGCTGCGCGGTTCTACTACCTGCAGAAAAGTTGCTTTGGCGGCATTGTGCACGGTCAGACATTTGGTACCGCGACGACTGCGCCGCCCGGGTTGAACCTGCTTCGTTTGGAGGAGGAGCTGTCAGCCGCGCACTTACGCCTCGCGGGTGCGTACATCGAGCGGATGCATTGGAGCGAATGCATGGAACGATACGACCGTCCGCACACGCTTTTTTATCTCGATCCGCCGTACTACGAAACACGCGGTTACGGCGTCGAGTTTGCCTTTGAGGAATACGAGAAGATTGCGGACCGTCTTCGAAAAATTAAGGGGCGAGCGATTGTCAGCTTGAACGACCATCCCGACATCCGGCGCGTGTTTGAAGGCTTTCATATCGAGACGGTGCCGCTCCAGTATACGGTTGCCGGTGGTCACAAGGGCGTCGAGCGAAACGAACTGATTATTTTCAGTTGGGACGACGCGGCGCAGCCGGTCGGGTTGTTCTGAAGAGGAAGAGAAGCCGGTGGGGCGATTGCCCCACCTGACTCAGATACTCGAGTAGGTCGGGAGAAGATCCTGATCGACGAGGCGGATTTCGATGCGATTGGCAACCTCGATGTGCTCGGGGTTGTCGATCGAGAATGGGGCATCTGTCACGCTGACGATGATTGTACCGGTCTGGTTTTTGCCGGCTTCGGGAACAGGGATCAGGGCGCGTGCCTCGGGGACTTGTTGTTGCGTGATGATCTTCGGTAAGTACAGCATCCAACCGACGCCGGGCTTGTCGTCGAAGACCTGCTTGTCGACGTAACCTTGAGGCTCGACTGTCACGTATGCCGGCGCGGTGTGCTGGACAATAGCTTCGACGATCGCAATGGCTTGTTGTTCCGAAAGCAGTCGTTCGTCATTGAAGTCCGCTTCGATTTTCTTCGGGCGCTCTTTCGTTGCGACGAGATACGTCAATGTTGCGCCAGTCCGTTGGTCATCGCCGCCATCCCACAGTGAAACAATCTGCGGCCGATGTTCCGCGCCTTCGAACTCGGTTCGCAACACTGCCAGCGCAGCGGCCGTCGGCTTCCAGTCCTCAAACGCAGGATACAGACGGGCTTCCTCTTTCGACTCGCCTGTCAGGAACCATTGGGAGAACTGCGGCGCGTGAGCGTGTATTGCCTGCGCGACTGATCCGAGCTGTTCAAAGACGACGGGCAGGTCGGATGCGTCATGCTGCGGATCTCTGAAGCGGGAGGTGATTTTCATATTCAGCCAGTGACAACGTAGGGAATCCCGTTTTCTGCGAGAGTTGTGCGGAAGTAGGACATCGTTAGCGGAGTCTGAAAATAGTACTGGAGTTTGGTCGGTGGGTTGGCATGGACCTTCATTGCTCGCTCTTCGATTTCCACCGTGATTTTAGAAAACCCCTTGAACCACGTGACGGGCTTCTTCGTCTCGCTGTCGAAGAACTGGTCATAGTCCCCCTTCGCTTCCTGCAGGAGGCAGGCCGGTTGTTGGAATCCATCAAAGTCGGTGCCATTCCATGCCCACTCCTCGCTCCATCCTTCCTCGACGCTGTACGGCCGTCCAGTGATGCGTCCTTGATACTCGCGAGGCCCGCGATTCATGTGGTAACGGCGCCGGGCCGGCGCACCGCCTAATTCGGGCGGGCATTGCTGGCATTTTTCACCAGTACGAGGCACTGCGCGGACGTCCGGCGTCGCCTTGCTTTCGTCCCTCGGCGTATCACCCGACAGACTCCCCGTTCCCGCCACTGCTGCCCCGCCCAACAAGGCTGCGCCAGCGCGCGCCAATAGCGGCCCAAGCTCCACTGCTGCCGCTTCGATTATCGGTCCCACGAACCCCGCCATCGATTGATCTCCTATCGTATTCCGAATGTTCGATGCGCCACTTGATGACGCGGAAATAGTCGTGAAAGCGTTCGTCGGCAGATCGGCCGGGCCGCGTCATCCATGCGCGCGTGGCCGGCTTTTCGTAAAACTTCGGAGCGTATGCCTCGATTCGAAGGAACGCCGCCACGTTTTCATCGGACTGAATGCCCAACTGTCGAGCCGCGACGTATGCGTTCCATAGACGCGTTGACAGAGTGCTATCGTCGGCCAGTTTTGGATCGACTTTGACGAGATCCTGCCTGACGCGCTCGACGTATCCGCGCGCGTCGATTTGGGTGAGGCCGGCGACCTGTTCGCTTGTCAGCTCAAGCATGCGGGTGTACTCCCCTGAGTTTTCCATTCACTTCGACGAGCCAGTCGAATGTCGGCACGAAGAACTGCATGCGCTGCGTGAATTCCATCAGCGACGCCATGTCGGCCATGATGCGGGCATCGTAGAAGCGGAGCAGGGCCGTGCTTCCATTGGGCAAGCGTACGTCGAGGCGGCCGCGCAGCTCGTCAGCGAGTGATTCGATCGGATATGCGCTGATCAGCCACGACACGCCGGTGGAGCCGCTGGCCATTGTGGAGAGAGTTCGTCGGATATTGCCGGCCGCAGCCTCGTACGCAAAAAGCCACGGCCCAGCGTCTGCGAGTGACGCGTCCTGCGTGCCATCGAATACAGCTATGGCCGACTGCGATCGTTGGGGCGATGAACCGCCGGCCGCATCAGCGTAGAGAAGGCCGTCGACGAGGGCGTACAGATGCACCTGCATGGTCAACTGCTGTTGACGCTTGAAGAAGAAGGCTTCGATCGAATTTCCGGTCATGGGCTACCCGCGCGCGATCATCGTCGCGGCATTCTCGGCCGCAGCTTTCAGGCATTCGAGACAGAGCGTCGGTGAGGGAGCAAGCGCTGCGGCAGTCGCTGCGATGGCGGTACTTGCGCCGCCAGTCGTCGCTTTTCCTGATCCGACGTCCTCGAACGTCGCTGACGACTGCGATGCGATCAGCGTCGCTCCGCACGCGGTTTTCATGCCCTCGACGGCGGTTTCTCGTCCGTCGAACGTGTGCGAGTATTGTCGCCCAGTCGCAAGGATCGGAAAGACCCCCTTGCACTGTGGGCAAAGTACCTTGTGCCCGACGCCGGCAATGGGCTTTCCATCAATGGTCGCGGTCGCACTGCCCTCCAGCACGCGGCCGCCATGCGTCGTCGTGTCGCCGACGCAGATCATGGCTCGGGCCATATGTTCTCTCGTAGGTGTGGTTTTTGTATGAATTTACCATCAACCGAGGAACGACCGCCCAATGACGCCCCTCACGGCTGTCTACGTTCGCTAATCGAATTGGGGCAGCGGTGACAAGTGGGATTTGCGCGCGGGTGTCTGCTCACACGTCGCATCGTTCGCCGGGACACCGCAGGGTTTGTCCGGGACCTATCGTCCGTTGGAGCCTAGTTGAGCGGTTCGATGTAGAATCCGCGCGCCGTCAGGTCCATCTTGACGTCGCTGAACGAGTCGAAAATGTCGTATCCGCATTCGACGTACGTAGTTTTGGAATCGAATTTGAGTTCCTCGATGTTGCGCTTCCATGTGAGCGGCAAGTCGGTCGAGTGCCCCGGATCGAAGTGGACGACGCAGAGGTACGGCGGACGAACGCCGCGAGGCGGATACTCCGTGCGTAGTACGAGCTCGACGTTCACGACGACATGGTGTTCCGGAATGCGGTCCAGGTAACGCAGCAGGTACGCTCGCAGCGAATGGCCGTCCTTCCGGTCTTGCGCCGAGGCGAAGCCAAACCAGTCGTCGTCGGAATCCCTGAATTCTTCCGCAATCGTGCGCATGTCGATCTCCAAGTGCGACGAACGTTCAGGATGCCATAGCCGCGCCCTCACTTCATGCCGGCGCGCAGCATCTCTTCTCCCAGCAGGTGGTATAGCTTTCGAAACGGCCCAAACGGACCGTCCAGATCGCCACGGTTCGACGTCGCACTTTCGGTCGTCTGCCACCAGTCCATGACCTTCTCAAGAGACTTTCGCAGCGCCACGATCTCGAGGATCAGGCGCCGTACCTCGGGGTCGCGGTTGGTGCGCCAGAGCTCGCGCAGCTCCGCTTCGGTCGGGGCGACGAAGTCCGGCATCGGCACGTGGCGGCGGCATGGCTCCCTAAGCGGCACCACATTTCGATCGACCTTCGTCTCCTCCAGCGGGCGCGGGTCCGATTCATCGGGGAACTGTCCGGTGTAGGACTGAAATTCTCCCCGCGTCACAGGGAGGTGCGTGCGCCGGCGCTCCCCGGATTCGAGGTGCGTGTACTCCCAGATATAGGCCCAGCGCGGTTTCATGATGCGACGTGATGCTGTATGGATGTACAGTGTAGCGCGGGGTAAGATGGTGCCGTCAAGATCGAAAATTGGGGACGGCGATGTGCACGAATTACGTGGCGCCGGGCGAGGATCCGGGCCTGAGCGAGCTCAAGATCGACAGCTTCCGTGACCTGTACCGCTGGACCCCGTGGAAGCCCGAGATCTACCAGGACTACGACGCGCCGATCGTCGGCTACGTCGACGGGCAGTTCAAGCCGCTGCTCGCCAGCTTCGGCTTTGTGCCGCGTGCGATTCAGAAGGAGCGGATTGAAGCGGCAAAGGCGGCCGGCAAGAAGCCGGACATAATGCGCACGCTGATGAACGTGCGCGATGACAACGTCGGGAAGTCGCGGCTATTCGCTCCAACGTGGCGAGCCGGGGGCCGCTGCCTCATCCCGGCCAAGTACGTCGTCGAGCCGTCGTATCCGGACGCCTATCAAGGGAACGATGGCAAATGGGTGCTAGGTCCGTGCGTGTGGCAGCGCATCAGCGTAATCGATCGCCCCACGATGTGCGTCGCCGGTATCTGGCAAACGCTGCGCCGCCGGGACGGATCGGACGTTCATGCGACGGCGATGCTCACCGTCAACGCCGACGGCCATCCGCTGATGTCGCGCATGCACAAACCGGCCGATGAAAAGCGGTCTGTCGTGATCTTGAGGCCGGACGACTGGGAGGAGTGGCTCACAACATCCGACGTTGAAGCCGCGCGCTCGATGTTGCGCCTGTATCCTGCCGGCGAGCTGATTGCGGAGTCAAAGTAACTTTCTCGCGCTAGGAGCAGTAGCAAGAACGTTGGTTGACTGCAAGCTTTCATACACGATTCTAGTTCCGTGGCCTTTCCGTGGGGACCACCGGGTTTGGCCCGTCGAATTTTGGATTCAAGCGTACCGTGACGGCGCATTGTTGCTGGAATGTCGCGGATGTAGGCGTGGTACCGATGTCAAATGCGCTGGTGAAAAAAACACCGGCTATTGCTGCTATGCGCGAGGAGACGTGTCTCTTTCCGTCCATGATCTCCTCAATGCATTCAGAGAAAGCGCGACCTACGGCAGGCTCGGGATGGCTACCCCCAATCACTACGATACCTCCAAGAGCGCCGGTGAGTTGGTTACGAGCTGCCTGAAGTTCTTTCCTCATGCATCTTTCAATCTCTTCTTTTGACGGAGCCAACGAGGGCCAGAATAGTGCTTTGGGCGCCTTCACTTCTACGGACAAGCGATCGCTTGCCGAGACGTTGACGTACAAATCCGGCGATTGTCCTTGGCGGACTGGGGCAGTGATTCCGATCGCCGTGCCATGATCATCAAGATGGCTCGCGATGCCCAGCATAGTCATCGCGTGATGAAATTCATTACATAGCGACCTCCCGATAACCGGAAAGAGGCGATGATGGCTCCATCGGCCGCAAAAGTGGCGGGCGAGCTGCAGGTAGCCGATTGCATGCTGGTCGTCGACGGCTCCGATTTCACCGGCGGCTAATCGTTCTCTGAGGTGTACCACGGCCCATGCAGGAGGACACTGGAGAAAATAGTGATTTCCAGCGCGGATCGCTCGCTCAACGGACTTGATTGCGGGCTTGAAAGACTGTCCGGTCAGTAGATCTAACTCTTCTACCATTGCATCTAAGTCATCGTTGCTCAACGAAATCGCGTCGCCATTTGCGGCTCGTCGTGCCGCTCCAGTGAGGGCGCGCACCCGTTCAATTTCCTGATCACACGTAAATACCGCTGCGCCAGCAGTTAGATCGACAGTAGTCACACTAAAGCGTCCGGTACGACCGAGCGACACTAACGGCGTGGGAAGCGCCTCATCGTCGGGCCAGGATGGAGTGCGGGTTACACCGCTGCACGCGAAGCACTGGATATCAAGTGCGATAAGGCGCCTAGGTTCGTATCCTTCTACCAGCACACTCTGACATTGCTCGCAAAGTAGTTGAACACCATGAGCCGCTCCTCGAAACACGGGAGCGCTACTACGTTGCATAACGCGAGGGTAGTCCGGGGTGGCTGGGGTACTTAATGTCATTTTTTCACTCGTATGGACGGGCACGAGGGGGCGGGTTTGTGCGCAGGGCCTTGTCAGATAAGGTACAGGTACTGCTGCATCATCGGGCACTGCAAATTGCTTTGCAACCAAGTGGCAGGATCGGCGCCCAAAAGCACAAAAACCCGCCGCGAGCGGGCTTTTTCACGTGCTACAAATTTGCTACAGCAAGGGGCGGAACCTTTGCTGGACAAGCCTTGCGCTTATCATTCCATTCCCTGAACTACGGCATAGACGCTGCGATAGGCTCGTCTGGAGGTGTTGACGTCATATACATTTCATAGCGGACACCGTGAAGCCATTCAGGGTGCCTGCGTTGAAACGTCCGAAGCACCTCATGTGCGATCTGCCGAATGGTTGCATCAACGGCTCCGAGGAGCGGAATCTCATCGGAGCCGGGGATGCTGAGAACGTGTCCCAGCGCGTTTGTGCGGGACAGACGATGGTAAGCGGCGGTGAGTCCGGGGTCAACGTGACTTCCGCCGTCTTCATTTGCCATCCAACCAACTAGTTGTCGGCGCGTGAATTTCTCACGAGTGTTGTCTCGAATCACCGGGAAGATATTCCACCAGTCCGCAAAGCGGACAAGTTTCCGTGAATGTCCGAGTTGATTGTCGAATACAGGCAATGGGCGCATGGTTTGAGAATCGGGAGACACATCGATTCGCACGCGAATCAAGCCCGCGTAAGTCAGTAGATTTGTCTCGGAGAAGCGTGCTGCCGTGTCGATGAACCGGGCCTGATTTTCGCCGAGTTGAGCCACCAAGGATACGTTGTCGCGACCATTTGAATTCAGGATCACGCGCAACGCCTGTGCAATCCGCACAATTTCATCGCGGTCACCTTCGTCAAACTCTCGGCACGATTTCGCCAGAAGCGCGAGCTGGGAGCGGAGTGCGTTCTGAATTTCAGCTTTGGAGCGTCGAACGCGTGGCTCTTTCTTTTTCTGCGTCATGTCGTTTTTCTCCGTGGAGCGTAAGTTGTGGCGCAACTTTCTAATTGGAATTTTGTGCCAAGGGGCAAGGGAGTCTCGCAGGCTACGAGTAACGTTGCAACCGCGCGCATAGGATCGACGCTCAGAAGCACTGCCGCGCATGTGCTCGACCCAGTGCAACCAGCAGCGGAGCGAGGTACTCGGGTTGACTAGGGTCCTTGACGGTCCGGTCTAGTCTAGATCATTGGCCCTACAGCTGCGTCATCGCTTACTGACGTGGCGTGCTTGCAGCACCTCCTGCGTTGGAGATTACCTCCGCCTCGACGTCGTCGAGCCAGTTCGCCCACGCTTGCATCATCTCCCGACGCTCTGGCAAATACTTGGCATGGTTGTATGTCGAGCGAGTCCTGTCCTTGTCTTTGTGCGACAACTGCATTTCGACGACTTCGTCCTTCCATCCCATTTCATGGAGGTTGGTCGACGCTGTTGCCCGAAAGTCATGACCAGTTATCGGTTCAGGGTTATCCGGAACCATGTAGTCGATCGCCCGGTTGATCGTTGCGCGACTCATGTGTGGGCGCTTTCGGTTGCTATGCAGAATCGGCAGGATGTACCCGCGATTTCCGTACATTTCCTGCAGCTCGCGCAGCAGTGTCACTGCTTGCGTGGGGAGGGGAACGATGTGCAGGCGTCGTGATTTGATTTTTTCCGGGGGTACCCTCCATTCGGCGGTTCCCAGGTCGATTTCTTCCCATCGCGCCCGGCAAAGCTCGATCGTTCGTGGAAACAGCATCATCAGCAATCGAATCGCAATCGCGGTCCGTCTGCTCTTGTAGGTGGGAAGCTGGCGAAAAAGCTTCTTCAGTTCTTCACGGGTCAACGCCCGAGCATTCTCTGTCGGAGGTTTCAGGACCGAACCACGCAGCACCGACGCGGGATCTGTATCAGCTCGCAGTGTGATCACCGCATACTGGAACACATTGGACACGTACTGGCGTAGTTTGATCGCTACGGAAGGGGAGCCACGCTCTTCGACCCGACGCATCAAAGCAAGCACGTCATGGGCGGTAACAGAACGCATGGGGCGGTTCCCGATGAACGGGTACGCATCGGCTTCGAGCATGCGGAGAATTTCGCCAAAGTGCCGCTCGGTCCAGGTCTTCCGCTTCTTCTCCAGCCACTCATCGCTGACTGAGCGAAAAGTTGCTTTGCCTTCGTCGATGCGCGCCGACAGTACTTCTTGTCGCGCATGCGATGGGTGCAGTCCCTTCTTGACGAGTTCGCGGGCATCGTCACGCGCCGCGCGTGCGTCTTGAAGGCTGATCGTGGGATATTCGCCGATCGCGAAGAGGTTTTCCTTCCCGGCAATCCTGTACTTGTATCGCCAGAGCTTGGAGCCGGACGGCTTCACCAACAGATACAGTCCATTGCCGTCGGTAAGTTTGGTAGGCTTGTTGACCGCCTTCGCTTGTCGGATCTTGATGTCGGTAAGTGGCAC